CGGGCCAGGTAAAGACTTGGTCTTGCGTCGAGAACACCGACAGACGTTCGGTCGACCAAGAGTCGATCATTTGGTTCATCGCCGTGAAGGCGTCGTCCGATGTCTCAGGCGAAGGCGTCTCACCTTCGGCCAACTGACCAATGAGGCGCAGCGCCCCGTTGATCAGGTCGCCTGCCGAGACGCCGGAGCCTGATAAGGTAAGGATGGTCATTCCGTAGGCTCCTCGGGCGCCGGCACCTCAGTCCACCGCTGGTGCCAGACGCCATTGATCAGTTCAGGCTCAGTATCGCGCAGCATCATGCCGGGCGACGGACGAGGGCGCGGCGTGGGCAGCACAAAGCGAATGCCAGCGGCTTTCAACGCCTCGACGTTGGTGTTGGGCGGGAAGGTGCCGTCAGGCTTGAGCAGAAATTGTTTCATAGGTAGGTCACCACGCGCACGAACCCGTCGCCACCGTCGCCACCTGCCCCGGAGTCAAACGCTCCAGACGCAGCAGCGCCGCCACCGCCACCGCCGCTAGGATAGCCGCCTTTGCCGCCAGCACCTGCTACTAAGTCAGTACCGCCTCCAGAACCGCCACCGGAACCGCCGACAAAGTAGTCCAGCAGACCGTCAGCCCCTGCGCCTCCGTTGCCTCCAGCGGTTCCAGCAGCGCCGCCGCCGCCGCCAGCATCAGTTGCATTGCCAGAGAACACCGCGCCGCCAAGACCACCGTCGCCGCCTATCTGCGAGGTTGTTGATCCTGCTAAAAAACCAGCGCCTCCAGCACCGCCGCCGCCGACATACCCGCCCCGACTCCCGCCATTTCCTACAGATGTAGTTCCAGACCCACCAGCAGATGAAAACGGTGTCGTTGCAGTGCGAAATGCATCTATGCTTAGTCGTCTAGCGCCACCAGCAACGCCGACACCAGAAGTTGACCCACCAGTACCACCAGCGCCGCCAATTGCCACAAAAGTGCCAAATTGACTGGATGCACCAGTTCCACCTAGTGTGCCGTTCGTTTCGTCGGCCGTTTGTGCAGGACCACCTGTGCCGCCCGATCCAATAACGATTGTCTCTGTGGCGCTCAGTGCGCTTGCAGGAATGCGAATATCGATCCTTGCGCCAGCGCCACCACCGCCACCACCATTAGCGTTGTTTGCTGTTGACGCGCTCCTGCGCCTCCCAGACCCTCCACCGCCACCACCACCGTACATCAACACCTCAACGTACCGAGCGCCGAGCGGTTTCGTCCAGGTCGATGTGCCGACCGTTGTGAACTCTTGGATGTCGACGGCGCCCTGCGAGGGTGTCGGGTCGTTCAGCGTGATGCCGGTGATGGTCTTGCTGGTGTAGCCAGCAGCGGTGATGACGGCGCTGTAGATGCCGTTAGCTGCGTAGAAGATCCAGCCGCCGGAAGCGTTCGTCGTGATGGGGTTTGACTGAAGCGTCAGCCCATCATCAGAATAAATCGTTGCGAGCGCGCCTAACGAATCATAGACGTAGACCAGCGCGCCGCTGATCGGGTTGTTGCCACTGTCTGTGACAATGTCATAGTAGCTCTGCATGAGCGGTGTCCTTCCGACGCCGCCGCGCAGGCGCGGCTAGCTCGTTGGTCGAAGGCGCCTCGGCCTCGTCCGGATCATACCGCACCCAGCCATTCTTTTCATCCTGTTCGGCTTCCATCTCCATCGTGGCGATTTTCTCGCCGTGGGTGGGGTGCCGCAGGTAAATTATTGCCATGTGTATGCAGCGGGGGCCGAAGCCCCCGCTGTCCATCAGTTGCCGGCCATAACGACCCAATTCGTGCCATCTTCGCAAACCAGCGTTGCCCAAGCACCCGCTGACGCGGCCAAAATGGCCGTGGCAGCAGTGTTTGAGGTACGCGGCTTGACGTTAGACGACGCGGAAATGACCGTGTAAGTGCCCGACAAGTTTTTGAGGTAGACGGTCCGTCCGATGTAAGCAGCCCCGCTGGGCAACGTCACAGTGACGTTGGCAGCGGAGCCGTTACAGATGACGTAGTTTTCATCTTCGCCCAGCGTAAAGCTGGCGGTCTTGGTGACCGGAGCGTTGAGGTAAAACGACGTCAGCGCTGGATCGGAGTACGCCACGCCAACAGATTTAGTATTCGGCATGACGTATCTCCTTTAAGCGATTCGATAGACCGTGTACGCAGCCGTTCCGGTTTTACGGAAGCGGTAGATTGCACTAGAGGTGATCGCTACGGATGTCGTAGCGTTGCCACCGTCCGTGAAACCCGTACCCGAACCCATCGCCAGCGCAACCGTGCCACTGCTGGTGCCCACGTTAACGATCGCGAGATCGAACGTGTTGCCAGCCTCCGCGTTGGGCAGCGCCGTGTCCAGCGTGCTTGCCGCAGGCAGCGTGTAAGTCGCTGCGGTGGTAGAAGGATTGGCGTAAAGCATCCCGCCAACCAGTTGCGCTGCGCTCAGAGTCGCCGTAGCGGTCGCGGTCTGGGGCGCATCAGCAGCGCCCATAATCGTTTCGCCACGGTTGCCTGCGCCCAGCAGATAGCCGCCAGCACCATTAGGAAGAGCCATGATATGTTCCTTTGCAAAAAGGGTTTAACCCCACATACGGCAAGCGAGTTGCGGACGAATGACCGAGTAGCCGTAGAGGACGTCAATACGGCAGGGCATCCTGTCGTTGTTGATGTCGTACTGGCGCACGATCCGCATGGAGATCCCGTTGTGAACCTGGCGGCTCGCCATGTCCACGCCCTGCGGCATCACAAGGTCAGCGGTCGCAAACGCGATCGCGTCTTTGTGGTAGAGCAGGTTCTGCGGGTACTGGGTGCTGGCGCTGCCCAAGAAGGTCACCGTCGCGCCCGATTGCGGGAACGAGTCCACGGTTGCCAGAGCCTGACCGGAGGTGTAAATCGCCGGGCTGACGCTGACCGTGTACGCCCCGCCCGACGCAGTCGCGTCGGCGGTCGCTACGAACTGCTGAAGCGAACCGGTCGACTCACGGGTTTGCGGGTTGACCGCAAACACGCTGCCGATCGTGAACACATCGCCCTTCTTGATGGTCTGCGTGCCGGTGCCGGTGATTGCGATGGTCGTCGCGCCCTGCGTGCTGACGGTAGTGGTCACCGTGTGCGCGCCGGTGCGGGTGCCGGTCGTGTGCTGCTTGATCGACTGCGACATCGCCATCTCGTCGTAACCCAGAATGCCTTCGCCCATCAGGCCCGACTTGAACTGACGGCTGATGGTCGACACCGGGTTGAACAAGCCCTTCATGCCCTCGACCAGACCGGCGTTGGCAGCCGGATTGACGGTGGCATAGCGCGGGCTCATCGGCGCGGCGGCCTCGTTCAGCTTCTGCTGACCTTGGAGCAGCACCAGGCTGGTCGACGGAACGGTGCCAGGCGTACCGACCGAGGCAAAGATGCCTTGGTAAGCGTTCGCCACGTCGGCGTCGATGCTGGAGGCCAGCTGACTAACCCGAGGCTTCAACACACGCTCGGCGAAGTCGTCAAGCTGCATGGTGAGTTCGGCAGTCGTGAAGTTGATGCCGATATGCTTCTGGCTGGAGACGGTGAGCGTGGTGAACTGCTCATTGTCGTCCTGCACTTGCAGCGCGGCGCCATCGGTCACCAGCGCGCGGTCCGGCAGACGGATACGAAGGGTCGTACCAATCTTGGCGCCTTCCTGCGCGAACGAGTTGTCGTACTGACGGTTTACGTTACGGGTGATCACAAGGTTGTTCTCGAGGCCATATGTTCGCCAAGGTTCGCTACGCCTTAACCGCCCTTTCGGGCTGCTGCACGTCACCGTGCAGAGCAGACTATCTCTTCACCCTCTTACGAGGGGCTGTGCGCTTCCGGCCGCTTGGCCGTACTCCCTTTCGGGATAGTCGTTACACCTTCCGCTGGTGAGGGCAAATGCCGCCATTTTTGTGCTTACCGACCTGACAGTTCATGCACAGCACTTGATAGCCGTGCGGGAACTTGTTCTTACACAACCAAAGATAGAACGCTGTGCCGCTGCTGCGATACGCGCCAGACTTACGCTCAACATTACCATCATTGTTGATGTGGTCGATCGACAAAAATAACCGTTCAGTTTCCCCGCAACACGCGCATCGGTACCCGCCATACGCGGCGAATACTTCGTCACGACGCCGATCTTGGTTCCGCTTACTTTTAGCAGCTTCAGCAGCGCGAAACGCGGCTTCTTCTGCGGGGCTTGCGGCAGCCAGTTTTCGGTTGCGCCATTTGCGTGCTTGCTCCCGTGCTTTTTCACGGTTTTGCTCACGCCATTCGCGCATTCGCTGGGCAACTTTTTCACGGTTGCGTTCACGATAGCGAGCAGCGGCTTGGCGGTTAGCCTCGCGTTTTTTTGCTGCTTCATCGCTATCATGATTACCTTCACTTTTGGCTTGGCTCGGTGTTTTCATGTAGTCATTCTACATGACGTCCACCGAATTCACACAGTTTTTTGTCCTAGGGTTTCCCCTAGGGGAGACCATTAGTTAATCTCCAACGCCTTCCTCGTGATCATGTCAATCGTAAGAATGCTATTTGCCATGATGGCTCCTTAAACTTGCTGTTGGGCTTGCCACTTGCGGATCTGCCGTTGGCGCTCCGCTTCGATCCACGCAGAAGCATCCATCGCTTTGACCGAGCGAGGGTCCGTGGTGTCGTAAGCGGGCGTTCCGGCCGTTCGCGCTGTGACAGGCGTGATGGGCGCCGGGGCGCTCGATTGCTTCTTGACCGGCATTGGACTGCTGGCGAGTTTCGCCTCAATCTTGCCGATCTCCTTGGCCTGCAAGATCGGGCTCAAGCGGGAGATGCGATCAGCTTCCTTTGGATGACTGCCTAAATAATAGGCAAGGTCAGGACCAACGTCAGAAGCCTGAATCGTTTGCGCCATCACGGTGGTGATTCGCAGGTTCGGGTTGTAGGCGACCGTTTCAAAGTCGTCGTACTTGTCCCGCGCTTGCTCTTCCCGTTCCGCATACGTCTCCAGCAGCTCGGCCTGTTGGCGCTCCATGTCCCTTTGCTGGAGAAGCTGTTGAGCCTTCTGTTCGGCCAGCGCTTGCGCGTAGGCTTCAACCGACTCAAACTGTTCTGCCGGCGGCAGTTCCTTGGGCGTCTCGGACGTTTGCTGCTGGGGGCGCTGTTGGCGCTCCCACTTGCGCTGCTCTCGCGCAAGCCGTTTGGCAACGATGGCGTCAAGCTCTTCTTGAGTGAAGGTCTTGGTCGCTTCCGGCGTTTGTGGTGCTGCTTCAGCGGGTTCAGGTGCCGTAACCTGGGGCTCTGCTGGCGCGGGAGTCTGTTCGACCTGTACCGCTACTTCTTGGTCTGACATGGTTGATTCCGAAGAATCCCTGGTGTAGCGCACCAGTACGCACTGAGGTTAATCGTTTTGCGTGGCGGGTGTCAAGCTGCTTTGCTGCTGAATCTGCTCACGCAGTTTTTGCCAGATCGCAACAGACACTTCCAGCGGCAGTTTGCCCAGGCCCATAGCGATGATGTTGGCTTCTTCAACCGTCACGGTGATGGTGAACTCTTGCATCATGCTGCCCAGGGAAGAGGAGGTTGAATCACAGGTGGGTTGATTTGGTTGTCGATCTGAGCTTGTACCGCAGCCTCAGTCGCGTCTTTGTCCACGCCATTCGCCCAAATCCAGCCCAGCACTTGATCCTGCGTCAGATCAGCGTAGGGGGTGAAGTTTGCCGGGTCAGCAGGGGGCAGTGAGCAGGTGGAGTACACGCTTGCGCTGTAGCTGTCCTGTGTGCCGTTGCAGCGCCAGCCCACGGTGATCACCGCTTCGGCGGGATCAGCAGAGGTCGGTGTGGTGTTCATCCATTCGATTTTCCAGACGGGGGTCATTATTTACTCCTCAATGAATTCGTGAACCGCGTCAAGACCGAAATGGTCGTTAACGAATTTCAGCAGACGCTCGACATCGATCCGCAACACCTTACCAGTCGGCGTGTGCTTAGAATGGAAGATCCATTCGTTGGTTGCTGTGTCGTGCGGAGACAGCAGGGTTGAGTTACCAGCAGCATCCATAACCCGCGCTTCGCCAGACTCTGAGTAAAACGATACGCCGTTGGTGAGTGTTCCGACAGGGGCTGTTCCGTTAAACAGCACCAGTTGATTTGTCCCTTCAGTCGTAGCGCGGTCTGCGGTGCCTCCGATCTTAAAATTCCCGACGCTGGTGATACGGGCGCGTTCGGTACTGC